ACCTTACTGACACTAGTGAGTCCTTTGGTCTCCCTGCTACTGCTGATCTTATGTTTGCCCTTATTTCTACAGATGAGCTTCAGGACTTGGGACAAATTATGGTGAAACAACTAAAGAATCGTTATAACGATCTTGCAATGAACCGAAGATTTGTTGTTGGTATTGATCGATCGAAAATGAGACTTTATGATTGCGAGCAAACTGCTCAAGATGATATTCTTGACAGTGGAAAAGAAGAGGAGTATACTTATGAGGAAACAAAATCAAAGAAATCATTTGAGGGATTCAAGTTTTGAGAGGTTACTATTCTGTATTCAATCCTAGAGGAGAAAAGATTGCTGACTGCGGAATCGAAAGAGATGCAGTCAATCTCATGAATATGAGAAATGCTCGCTGGGATGGACACTACTTTACCTTCAATCCTCTTCCAGGTGATATCGTTGATGTTATACCAGGAAAACAACTTCCTACCAAAGATATCGTAGTTAATATGGATGGTGGAGTTGGTGGTTCTTGGCAAGAAATAGAATACATTGAGGTTGGTGGTCAAAAACTACCAACACAACAATTAACTCAGTCCAATACAAAACCTATTGATTTAAAATGACAAAACAAGTTGATACTGAAAAGTACGTAGAATTTGTAAAGGAAGTAACAAGTGCTCCAAGTCTTGATTGGCCTGTTCTTTCTTCTCACCTGACTGGACTTGAAGTCAATGGTGCTAATGTTACTCAACTAGCAACTGCTGCTCTTGGATTGACTGCAGAATCTGGTGAGTTTGCTGAAGTTGTGAAGAAGATTTTCTTTCAGGGAAAACCTTATACTGAAGAGAATATCTTCCACATGAAACGTGAACTGGGTGATGTTTGTTGGTATATTGCTCAGGCATGTATGGCACTTGACACTAGTTTTGATGAGATCATTGAAATGAATGTTGAAAAACTCCAATCTCGTTATCCTGGCGGTGAGTTTGATGTTCATTATTCCGAAAATCGTAAGGAGGGAGACCTGTGAGCTGCAACGTTGATATCGATCTAAAACTAAATATTCATGACGCCGCACTAATTCGTCAATACTTGTTCCAACACACGAAACAAGATAGTTACGAATTCCCTGGTCAGCAAACGATTGTTATTCGAGACTTCATTCGTAATCTGGATGAGCAGATTGAAGCAGAACTTTCAAAAGAGGAAAAGAAAGATGAATGACAAGAACTACACCAGTACAGATGGTGAACTCTGGGAAGCAAAGAAACCCAGTCGTTCTTACAAAAGCAAGGATGGTGAATTGTGGGAGTGCGAAGAGACTGAAGAGACTCGCAAAGCAACACAGAAACTGCACGAAGATATTCGCAAATTGGAAAGAGAATCACCTGATTATGGAGTTGGTAAATGAAACTACTTACACTTGAAGATTATGAAAAGGCTGGAGAACAATTCTGGCCCAAATACAATTATGTTGCACATGAACTTGGTGAAAATGCCAAGACCGAAGATATCCTGAAAGTTATGGAAGCTATCGGTGGTGTTGCACTTAAACTTAAACTTGAAGATAAACTTTCTGGTCCTTTTGGATTTAACAAAAAGGATAAAGAAGAATCATCTGAATGTTGAAAATTTGGAATATTTGGAAATACTCTTTAGGTAGTTTCAGTGACGACAAGACAGCTCCTTTTGACAATTACGTTGCTATCATACGCACCGTTATTTTTATTAGTTACATGGTCACTAACGCTTTTATTGTATCTGGAGTCATAAGACACTGGAACAGTGACCAATCATGGAAGAGTGGTCGAGTGGTTTATGGCACTGGTCTTGAAAACCAGCGAGGGTGCAAGTCCTCCGTGGGTTCAAATCCCACCTCTTCCGTTACAAATTACTAGGAAAATATGAACGAAACTGATACTAACAAACCATTAACAATTCACTCTTCATTGGGTGGAACGGTAGAAAAAAATATTCCAGAAGATGTTGTATGGATTGATGATGCATTTTATATCAAAAAGACTCGTTTTGGACTTCATGTTAGTATCTTGAAAGAACCATACGGTGCTCATTTTCTCACTGCACTTGAATATGATGGATGCTTGAATACAACACGATGGCACCTTAAGTGTCTCCAAGAAGGAACACTAGGTGAATATAGTCGGGTTATTAACAGTGGAGTTGTTGGAGGAAAACTCTAAAAAAATATAAATAATCCATAGCATACGATACATCGAGAAATGGATTTAGGTTCTAGAGGTTTAGCAGATCTTGGCAAACTCTATGAAGGAATTTGCGAAGCTAAGAATATCAGAGGAAATGATTCTGAAGAGCAGAAGAAACGCCTTGAGAAAAAGCGTGGCATGAAACTCGATGATCATCCTCAGTTTAAAAAAGAAGAAACTGAAGTAGAAGAAGGTATTGACTTCAAGGGTGCAAAGCGTATCGACGACGCCCGTGAAGCCAAGCGTAAGGCCCTCTACAAGAAGTCCCCTTCCACTAAGGATAAGGACCTGATGAAGGGTAAGTTCCGTCCTAGTGCTTCTGACGAAGAGCGTAAGTCTGGTTATCGTGATATCATGCGCGAGAAGGGCACCCAACCTAAGAAAGATGGTAAGCCTATGTTTAGCAAAGAGGAATTGGATCGCATCGAAGCAATTGTAAATAGTTGGGAAGACTGATTCTTGACACCTGAATTGAATTTTTATATAATGATTACATCGGGGAATTAGCTCAGTTGGTAGAGCACCTGCTTTGCAAGCAGGCTGTCAGCGGTTCGAGTCCGCTATTCTCCATTCTAAATACTTAAAAGTATTGATAAAATGTCTGCCGCACAAATCGTAGTAGATAATTCCAAAAAAATCTTTGGGGATCTTAGCAAGTTTTTTTCTAGTGAATCTGTAAAGGGTGGTGATAGAGAAATTGATAAGTGGGATGATAAATCTGCAGACATGATTTTTGCCAAGAGTGGATCGACAGTTGTATTAAAACCTAGAATAAGATCAAAAACAGAACGCGATTGGTTGAGAGGAAAGTTTAAATCTTATATTGAAGGAAGACAATCTGAATTAGAGGAAGCAATAGTAGAGGCAGTTCCACCAAAAGTTGCATATGCCTTTACATATGATGAGCAAGTTGTTGCTGGAACTGGAATTAAGTCTTTTATAATCAAGGCAACTGAAGAGGGAAAGAGTAGAGCTGCTATCACTATTCTTCTTCAGTCAAAGGGTATGTCTAATGGATCCGCTGGAAAAAGAGAGGATCCTCATGAGTTGAT